TAGCGTTTTTATGCAATTCATCTATTTTCTTTTTGGTATCAGTTTTAAGTCCTTCTAATTCACTTGTGGCCTGTAAACGAGCAAGTTCATTTTTAACCTTCCACAATCGAACAAAATCCTGTAATTGTGAATCAGTCATAC